GACACGGGACCGAAGATTGTTGACCATTATATGGCCTCTCGCACGATAAAGAAACAATTCGACAAACTGCCGGACAATATACGGAGCATTCTAAGCGCCGATTCGTTTGTCAAATTATTCAGATGGTACAAAAAACATACATTTTCAAATGCGAAATTATTCGAATTCAGAGAAAGTGGATACATTGATTTCTTTTTGGCGTTTTGCAAAAATCTCAGAAAATACTACGAAGATTCGGACATCTATGCCGACGAGGAAAATTCTGAGAAAATTGCCAAATTAGACGACAAGGCAATACAAATTCTAACACCATTCGTATTTGATGCGGAAACAGTCGGTCTATTGTACGAGGTTGTCGTCAGCAATCTGACCTTTGTTCTCGACCTCTATTTTATTTCGAGAATGCATAAGACCCCCAGTAAAAATAAAAAGAGACTCGTATGCGGCTATTTCGGATATATTCATGTGTTGGGAATTCACCATTATTTTACACGGATTGTGAAAACACATAGAGACGGGTTCTATTCAGTTTCGAAACCGTATGAACGACGTATTGCCATCACCAAACCCATCCAATTGAATCAATGGTTCTCAAAAACGGCAAAAACAGAAGTCGAAGATCCAACAGTGAATTATATTGTCAAACCCTCTGTTGGAACTATTGGGCAAACGGTGTTTGACACGCTTCTGAAAAAAGCGGACCACCTTGCAAAACGTCAAACGCGTAATATGAATACAAAAACCAAGACGAAAAAATCTAGGACGAAAAATATAACACGAAAAATATAACACGAAAAATATAACACGAAAAATCAAATCATCTAATAATATAAATGAAAGTATACGATTCCTTTATTTATTTCGTGATTGCTGTAAAATTCATCTATTCCGTCTGTTTTTTCACGCATTTATATTTCGTATACCTAGATGTAGAGAATGCAAATAGTATGATTGATTTGTATTCCGTATATTTTAGGGACATCTCCGAAGTCGTATTTATTGTATGCATGTCTGGATTAATGATATTTTTATTCAATCCATACATGATTGTCAATCACACGTTATATATGAACACTCATACCAAATACCTGTTTTTCATTTTTGGATTGATTTTATTGTTTATTGTCCTTGAAACCATTCTCGAACAATTACATTTGCCAATTATACCCGATGTCCCTACCATTGTTCTCGATACACCTAACATTCTACCCACAAAAAATGGAGAACTCTAAATATGGAAAATTGATATATTATTTTTCACAGAACTATATACCACATCTATACAACAAAACGAGCAACGACCAACGACCAACGACCAACGACCAACAAAAAAAGACAAAACAATGGCTGAACCAATTATCTACAAAATCAACGGAATTGAGATTACTTCGAATAATAAAATAAAAAATTACAAATACGTCGAATGTTTCTCCGAGATTTTACAAAAAGAACTCGAGAACATGAACAATTTTGACATTACTTCAACGGAAGTGGTTCAAGTGGCAAATGACTGCACACTTCGCATGGCTATTTGTCTAGGAGTTCTCGACAAGATGGAAGGCGATTATATGATAGGCGGAGTCAAACGCGGATTTACACCGCACGAACAAACCGTCATCGCCAAGTTTGTAAAGAGAGAACTCTATATACACAAAAGAATCGGAGAAGACAATCTCACAGATATTAACATCGAGAAAATACATCATAATGGTATTCGATTTTAACATCGAAACGAACGAACGAACGAAAAAATAAAATATTATTTTATATGTTAGAGTACATCAAAACCTGTTATACAATCCTGTGTGAGATGATTGATTCTATGTTTTCAGTCGACAAAACTCAATTAGAACACGAGAACCAAATGTATTGTATCATGAGCGACGGCGATTTTTTGAAACATGAAAAGCCGCAACTACAAGAAAAACCACAGATAAAACGTGAATATTCTCCTTATCGAACCGTAAATAAATGAATTATGCGGGAATATGAAATGGGTGCGTTTTTTTCATGGGTATTTTCAATAAAAATAGTCCAATGATAATGCATATAATTCCGATATACTGCAAATAATTGTCAAATCTTTCTCCCAATATAAAAAACGCGAACATACTCGTTAATAAAGTGCTTATACCGTCCCATGCATTATTTACGAGCAAGAGTGTGGACCCCTGCAATGACATGACCAGCGCATAAACAACGCCCACGTATCCGAGTATACCTACGCCGAGAAACCCCATGCCTTTATCATTCGCATACTGTTTCAGTCCATAATCGCCGATAATTTCAACGAGAGACAATCCAATGATTTGCGGTAAACTCATGTATAGTAATATGACAAATAAAATTGATAAAAAATTGTATAAACTATATAGATTATACAATACAAAGCGAACCGAAAACAAATCAAATGTCTAGATTTATACCCAAATCCAAATTCTTTATACCTAAAAAACTAAACGCGAAAGCGAATACAAATACCAATGCCACTTTTCATCCAACAGGGGATTATATGGAATCTGTGCGCGCTGCCTCCTATCTCGGTAAAAAAGGATACACGATTCCCAAAAACGTCCTGTTGGATGAAGATTATGCCTATTTGAAACGAGAACTTTTCGTGAAACCGGTCGTCATGGGCAAAGAACAAGACGAAGGCGCGTTTGCCGTGTACCGCGAAAACGAGGCGAAAATGTATGTGCCCCGGTTCTACGGAATCGAAAGATACGGACTGCCTTCCCGTTCAGAAATCCAACAGGGTGAATTGTGCGATATTGAATTCAAAGGGGATTTGCGCGATTACCAAGAGAACATTGTCAAGACCTATGTCGACCATGTGACGCAGCCCATTTGCACGGGGTCGAGTGACTATGGCGGCGGCGGTATTCTCGAAGTGCCGTGTGGCCGCGGCAAATGTCTCGGCAAAGATACGCCGATATTAATGTATGACGGCACGATTCGATTGGTGCAAGATGTCGTGGTAGGCGACTTACTAATGGGCGACGATTCTACACCAAGAACCGTTTTGACATTGGCGCGAGGTCGAGAGACGATGTATCGTGTCGATGAAATAAAAAATGAATCAAACGCCCCGCATCATTATATTGTGAATGAAAGCCATATATTATCTTTGAAAACTCCAACAGATGAAATCGTCGATATTTCCCTGTTGGACTATCTGAATCGCGTGAACCAAAAAACATTGGAACCATTGAAACCATTGAAACCATTGAAACAATTGTACGGTTACAGGATTGCGAACCAACGATTCGCTTTGAAATATTCGATTCGTATCAGCAAATTACAGGTGGATGATTATTACGGATTCGAAATTGACGGTAATCGTAGATTCGTATTGGGCGATTTTACAGTCACACATAATACGATTATGGCGTTGAATATTCTCACCAAACTGGCAGCTCCGAAACAGCCGCATATGGCGACAAAGACCATCATTCTTGTGCACAAAGAGTTTCTCATGAACCAATGGATAGAACGCATCGCCGATTTCTTGCCGAGTGCCCGTGTTGGAAAAATCCAGGCGAACAAACTCGAAATCGAAGGCAAAGACATTGTCATCGGTATGATTCAGACCCTGTTTTCCCGCGATTTTCCAACAGGGACATTTGATTCGTTTGGTCTCACCATCATCGACGAGGTGCATCATATCGGCAGCGAAATGTTCTCGCGGACCCTGCTGAAAATCGTGACGCCGTATATTCTGGGCATTTCGGCGACGGTGGAGCGCAAAGACAAACTGACGAAAGTGCTGTACATGTACATCGGCCCCAAGATTTATTCGGAAGAGCGGAGTGCGGACGATGCAGTGACTGTGCACGGGATTTATTACAAGACGTCGCCGGTAGACGACGAGTTCAATGAGACGGAATATGATTTCCATGGCCAGCCCAAATACAGCACGATGATTACGAAACTGTGCAATTACGGACCGCGCAGCGATTTCATTGTGCGGGTTCTCGCAGACACGCTTGCCATGTATTGTCATAGCAGCGAACAATCGAGTGAATTGAATGGCCAGGTCATGATTTTATCGCATAATCGGTCGCTTCTCACGTATTTGTACAAGGCGATAGAACATCGACAGATTGCCTCTGTTGGATTTTATGTGGGAGGAATGAAGGAGAAGGATTTGAAACAGACGGAGGAGAAACAGGTGGTGTTGGCGACGTATTCCATGGCGGCGGAAGCTCTCGATATAAAGACGCTTTCGATTCTGATTATGGCCACGCCGAAAAAAGACATTGAACAATCGGTGGGCCGGATTTTGCGTATCAAACACAAGAACCCGATTGTGATTGATATAGTAGACCCGCATTCGCTCTTTCAGAATCAATGGTCAGTGAGAAAACGGTTCTACAAGAAGTGTAATTATAATATTGTGTCCATTGATTCGACACAGTATAAGGGGATGGAGTTGGAAAATGGGTGGAAAACGGTGATTTCTGCGTCTTCTACCTCTGCGAAAAGTTGTATAAATGTGAGTCGTGATGATGACGACGATGACGATGATAATGATGATGACGATGGCAATGTGTTGGAAGAAAAAAAAGAAAAAAAGAAGGACACTCATCGTATCCAATCCTTGTTACTACAATCCATGTCAATGAATCTATGAATGTAATTTGATTGTATATCTGTTGTTATATATCATATATCTGTTGTTATATATCAGCCATTTGAATATTCGGATTATTAATCGTGGGATAATGTTGTTTCAAGAACTCGGCCAATTGTTTCCCCGAATTCTTTTTTCCGCGATTGGCGCAATACCATTCTCTCGCTCGATACGTATCATAATTTTTAGTAACCGCATCTAACGCCTTTTTCACATTGTTCTCGTCTGTGAAAAATTCACCCGTCACCCCCGGAATCACATTGTGCCATCCTCCAATGATATTGTAATTGGTGAGAACCGGTAGATTATAACACATGGCCTCTGTCATGACACGCGGCGAAGCGTCACTAATATTCGGAACGAACAAAAACTTGCATTTCTGCATTTCCTTTTGGAATTCATGGAAACTCATAAATGGCACGACTTTCACAATTCCCGAACAATATTCTGTGAATTCACAATTGGTACGTCCAACAATGACGCCTTTGAGATGATAATCGCGGCACATCGTTTCCAGACACCGTTTGGCAAGGTCCCAATTGCGATTGTACCATTGCCATCCCGGCACGCATTTCGAATCGGGGCTTTCATCGTCGTCCAGACAAATGTACATGAAATCGTATTCTTTTGCGATAGACGGGTCAGGTTTGTAATATCCGTCCGTGTCTTTCAAATCGGCTTCCGCCATCAACATCATCGGCAGTTTCGAATTCGCTAAAACCGGAGGAAGTTCTCGAAAACAGTAGAGCCAAGCCGTCACCATTTCAATATAATCGTGATTCTGTGTTTCGTGGAACCTGTCTTCAAATGGATTGATGATATGGTCCGGGAAATCCAAATAACTCGAAATCCCACAGAAATTCATTCCTTTTTCTTTGAAATCGGCATATGTTTGCTCGTCTTCCGAGGTTCTAAAAGGAGCGCTAATCATGATAATATTCATTTTCTTGCCGTTCTCGTCGCGCACATTCTTAAAGGGGAATTTGGCGTCGGGGACATTTGAATCGTCGACGGGCATTGATTTGGTTTTATCGTATTGGACGAGCGCATTTTCCGGCATTTGAGCTTTTGAATCAAAGTTCTCAACTTGAATGCGATTCATTCCATAGGGTTCTGTTTCATAGGATTCTGTTGGTTTTACATTTGCGTTTCTTTTCGGATAGGCCAAATATAGAACAAATTCGACCAATAAAAAGACTACAATGACGGCCAGAATAGAAAGACCCCACGATAATTTTAGTTTCATATTCCTACAGTATATTCTATTGATATAATAAAATTAAAAAGAAAAAGAAGAATAATAAAACAAAGAAAAAGAAGAATAATAAAACAAAGAAAAAGAAGAATAATAAAACAAAGAAAAGAAAAAGAAGAAAGTTAATAAATTACATAGAGAACTAAATCAAAAATTTACAAAGAAACATATAAATAAATTCATATGCAAACATCGATTGACACCTATTTATCACCTCAAATACGACCCCCGGTTTCAACAGAAGCATGGAAAGTACAATCATCCACCTCTAGTTCAATGAAACTCCACGAGAACATTCGCAAGAAATTAGAAGGATTCACTCTTTCCAAAAAAATCCCCCATATCATTTTCCACGGAGCATCCGGCTCCGGAAAACGCACCATCGTCTTTGAATTTTTGAGAAAAATATACAACAATGACAAGGCCATCATGAAATCAAATATCATGTTTGTCAATTGCGCCCACGGAGGAAAAGGCATCAAATTCATCCGCGAAGACCTCAAATTCTTCGCGAAAACGAATATCAAATACAACCGCGGCGTCATTTTCAAAACCGTCGTTCTTCAAAACGCGGATTTTCTCACAAACGACGCCCAATCCGCCCTCCGACGTTGTATCGAAGAGTACAGCAATAGCACACGTTTTTTCATTATTGTCGAGAACAAAAACAAATTACTCAACCCCATTTTGTCCCGTTTTTGCGAGATTTATTTTCCAGCATATTTGGATACAAGCATGGTAGATACGCCGCCAATCAATTTACATCAATACCATCTGTTGGACAAACCCTCTCTTCATACTATCCAACAGGGGAAAATGAAAATGATTTCAAATGCATTTCATTCGGAGTTTCGGGAAAAACTGGAGAACATTAATCGGCTTTATTCGGCGGGCATTTCTGGGCTGGATATAGTCGAGTGGATTCAGTCGACGGAACATATGGATACGATGAAAAAAACGAGTGTTGTAATGTTATTTCACAAAGTCAAACACGAGTTTCGATGCGAAAAACTGTTGATTCTTTATTTATTCAATTGTATGGCGTATGAGAGTGACCGAATGGATGCCCTGTTGGAATTGTAGGCAGGGTGGTGGGTTTATGATTATGTGGCTTTATATGTCAAAAATATGGCCACACATAACCATCCCAGATATGGCAACATACTGTATGCCGCTCTTTTGTCGACACCATAAAACTTGCTAGTAATATATGCGGCGAAGAATGCAATCGCAATCAATGATGCCAATGATGCGATTTTATTCGGAAAATAGACGAATATTGGCCACCACAGAATCAACGCGCCTAAATGGATATAAAACAGGTTCAGGTATTCGTTGCGATTGATGTTCTTGCTTGTATAGACCAGATAGGATGCATAGCCCATGAGTGCATACAAAATCGGCCAGACGGTCATAAATACCCATGGAGGCGGATTGTATTTTGACGTCGGTATTTTTCCACGCGATACGAAGAACCCGCTTCCAAGACCCAATACGATGGGTAAAAGGAGAACTATCCAGTCTTTTTGACCCAATTTCTGCGCTTCCAATCGATAATCAAAAGTGCGTTCCAACATACGTGATATAAGATATAGTAAGAATAAGAATAAATAGAAAAAATCCTTTACTATATACAATGCCGTAACTACAAAAAAGAAAATTGATGTTTATTTTCAAATATATATCCAACACATATATTTGAATATCCCAGAAAAGCAACATCCAACACATGAATCCGATGAATCCTATTGCCAATATTACCTTTTCTCCATTTTCCCAAGAATTACAAAAACATCAGGATGAAGTGTCGCAATCCATTATCGCAATATGGTGTTTGACTATCTTTCTACCGAAACGTTTGTTCTATCAAATGATGGTCCTATATATTGGGCTTTACTTGTATCGACAAAACCATTATATGCAGAACAATCTTCATCTGATACATGCAGCCATTCAATAAAAATAAATAAAATAAAACAGGATGATTTGTTTATTCGCTTATCGCTTATCCATAGGCAGCGCGCATTTCCGCGTATGTCATTTCTCTTCCAGTTTCTTTTTCAAATTTCTTCGCACCATTTACAATAATTGACATCAAACTATTTTGTATTTCATTCAAAGATTCTTTTTCTTTTTCCGACAATTCGCAGGATTTACCTTCTAATGTAATTTTCTTTGCAAGTACTTCGGCGGCTTCCTCATTTGCATTCAATACCTGTTGCAATTCTTCGAACCCTTCTTGTTCCAATTTCTCAATGACCTCTTCCACATAGACCGGATTTTGATTCTGTTTGTTTACTGTAGTAGTGTTGTTCGACATAGTGAATAAATTCAGAAACGATTTGTATATATTCATAAATGATAATTGATATTTTATTTGTATATAGTATCAATTTTTTAATTCTCTATTCTCTATTCATCCGATTTTTTCTGTTTCTCCAATTCACGTGCAACCAATTCCTCGTTGTATTTCTTGGTCTCTTCCTCCGTCGCAGGCTCTCTGCTCTCGAAATCCACCGTCTCTTTCACACCAATCAGATTCCCGTTCTCATCAATCCTCTGTGTGAGAACATTTCCACTCTTTTGCGCATTCTTGATGTTCTCTTCAATCGCCTTTTTCTTCGACTCCTTCACTCTAAATTCGAAATCAGCACGCGCCTTCTCCTCATTCTTCATCTTCTCATGGTGCAACTGATTCAACTCTTCCTCCATGAACTCGACACGCCCCGTTTTGTAAGCATCCGGGTCCCACGGAATCCACATACCAACCGGACCCACAAATATGTCGTGGTTCGGGTCGAAATCGCGAATTTTCTTACAACGCAGTTCGGCCTCTTCCTGTGTCGAAAACACGCCGCGTATTTTCAGTCCACGCACCGACGTCTGGAATTCGTTCTTCTTATTGAATTTCAAACTCAGTTCTTCCTCATTCTTGTCGACAAAATTCTTGAAATCATCATACACCGATTGCTCTTTTAGTTTCACAGACTCCTCTTGGATAAACTCGGTGTAATCCGAAATCAACTGTTCGACATTCATCTTGTACTTGAACGAAATGAAATGAATGAAATCGAAAAACTTGTCCATCGATTTCTTGAAATCCCACTGTTTGACAAACTCGTCAAAAATAAAATGTTCTCTCTGTTCGATAATCTTTTCAGGAGAAATAAATGACATGCACGCGAATTTTTGTCCAGCAATTGCCGGGTCCTCATCACACAAATCAATGTATTTAGGATTTATTTGGCCATTCTCCAAGATTTTTTTTTCAAACGACGTCATATGATTATGATATACAATTATTTAGGGTCTTTTTCTAAGTTCTTTCCAATGGATTTTTGATTTTGTCCAACAGGATTTGGTTGGTGTAAATCTTGGTTCGTGTTTTGAAAAAAAATATAGGGTTTCTATATAATGCTCGATTTTAGCGAACTTGTCAAACGCGCCGTTAAATATTTAGTCGAAGGTATTATTGTGGCAATTGCCGCTTATGCCATCCCGAAGAAGTCGCCGAACGTGGAGGAGATTGTGATTATTGCACTCACTGCCGCCGCCACATTCAGCGTTCTCGATGTCTTCATTCCTTCCATGGCTGAGTCGGCTCGTGGAGGCGCTGGGTTCTCCATCGGTACAGGAGTTGCAGGTGGTCTCCGTCTGGCAGCGTAAATTGATTCGCATCCGTAGAATATTTTCATATCGATATATGAAAATACGTATTATACCTTTCTCTATAAATCGTTATGATAGATGAGATATTCGATTCTGAAACATATATATTTTTATTTTTATTCTTTAGAAAGAATTGAAAATATATAACATTATTTATATATCATATGAAGATAGTGGTATTAGTGGTTTCTGTCATTTTATTCTTCTTGCTCACCCCGGGAGTATTGTTGCGTTTACCGAATAAAGGATCTATCTACATCGTTGCTGGAGTACACTCCCTTGTCTTTGGTCTTCTTTTATGGCTTTTATCAAAATTTGTATTGAAATCGAATATAGAAGGACTTGGACCAGCAGCTTCCGATTTTAATAATGTTATTAAAAGTAAGTATACTCTTACAGATGGAGATAATCAGAATGTAAAAATATTTAAAAACAGTATAAGTATTGATCCATATGTAACTCAGGTTATTGATGCTTTAAAAGCTGCACCAAACTTTGGGTCTGAAATGGTGATAAAAACTAATACCAAATATCCGACTAATATATTCGGTGCCACTCTAAATCTAACTCCTAAAGATTATGTTGACAAGCTTACTGATAAGATTAATAGTTTACAATCTACAGCATCTCCCCCTCCAAAACAAGAAAGTAATGTAGTTGCAGCATCTATGCCTACTAGTGGAGGAGGAGGATTTACAAATACAAATACTTCAGCCACTGGAAACATTTTTATACCAACAAACACTACAAACGCTGCAATTAGTTTAGAACAGAGACTCACTAATTTAGAAGCAAAACTTGGATTACGTTAAATAAAATAATAAACTGCAATAGTGATAGTAGATATAAATTGTGAAAAGTAACTGTACAACAATAGAATACTCGATATTTTCAAATATTCTATTTTACACCATTGTATATTATAAACTTAGGTGGTCATTTGAAATGTGAGTATGAATAAAAGTGCAACAAATTATGATTTATCATATTGCGATGTAATATTTGATAATATTTCATCCTTTACTGTTTTATTTTCATTATATCTATTGAAATAATTCATATCTCTTACATTTTCATACACATTCTCCGCAACATCACCTCTTGACATTTTAACTTTTTTAAAAAATTCTTCTGATTGTATCGGATAATGATTTAATTGAATTTTATCATTCACTATAATTGAATTTTCACTATCTATTGAATGTATTGTCACATCATCTAAATTTATTTTGTTTGGTTTACATATATATTTTGTAAGTTCGTGTAAGGTTGGTTCTCTCCATAAAATATTTTTTAAAATACTTTTAGGATGTTCAATATGACCATCCGAACCAAACATTTTCCAGTTTGAATAAATCACATCATATTTTGAATATTCATCCACCGTATCAGATAATTTATTTGGATGTCCATAAAAAAACTCATCTAAATCGCATACAATAAGCCATTCTGTATTATTTTTCAAATCTTTTTCTATAATAGTATCTTTATAAATTTGCAACTGGTGATGTTTTTCTGGTCTAAACTGGTATGTTACAATTCCTTTATCAATATACGGCTGTAATATTTCAAGAGGATTATCATCGGAATTATTATCTATTAAATAAAAATGGTCGACTCCTTGATGTATATAATGGTCTAACCATACTTTACACCTTTGCACATTTTAAACGCCCACTTTTAGGTGGGCGTATTTTAATGTACAATGGCAACAGTTACTTTGCAACTGATAAATCTCCTTTTATATCCTAGAAATCGCCAAAGGCGATTTCAGGGTTATATAATGGGCGGTTTAAAAGTGCAAAGGTGTAAAATTCATGGTTTCATTTTTGAATACAGACAATACGCATAATTTATGCTGAAATTTTTCTTTAATTATATGGGAATTTTTTTTATATATAAAATAGTAAAATAATACTAATAATAATAGTAATACTAATATTATAATAATATTTTTTTTAAGATATTGTAACAGTTTCATATATATTATTTATGAACATATTATATTTTTTGTAAAATAGTAAGACATTATTCTTTTATTTTCTATTCTGGATTTTCCAACAGGAATTCATAGCAATATCTTCTCTTGAAAAACCAGATTCTTTTTAGCGTATTTATGTAAATAATACGCTGAATTGTAAAACCATTCATACTTAATTTATTTCAAGTGTTTCATCAACATTGTAATTTATATATTATATATTATATGAAATTAATAATACTAAGTATTCTCATTTTATTTTTTGTATGTTTACTTATTTTAGAATATACAAATATTTTGAATACAATGGAAATATTTTCAAATAAAAAAAAAATATTGATTTATCCACATTCAGAATTTTCAGAACATGACGGAGGAATAACCGTTCAATATTTTTTATGTAAATTATTAAAAGATAAAAATTTTGATGTAAAAATATTTTCAAAAAATTCTATTAGTAATAACATATTTTCAGAATATACAACTACATTTGATAATGACAATACAATTGTTTTATATTGTGAAGGCATAGATGGAAACCCACTGAATGCCAAACATGTAGTTCGGTGGATTTTATCAGAATTAGGTAAAAATGTTCCATCTGATAGGTATTTATCTTGGGGTAAAGATGATTTATGCTATTATTTCCTCTCTGAAAATAAAATAAAAGAAAACCCAGATAAGGTCGGGTCTATATACAAAATTTTAACGACCATCTATTTGAAGCCCAATACATTTATTAATCAACGACGACCAAATCGTAACGGTTATTGTCATATTTTCAGAAAATCGAGTTATCATAAAAATCTAGTTCCATTTCATCCCCCTGATTCATTTGACATTGCAGGAAATTTTAAAACATATGAAGATATGGTAGAAATCTTCAATACATATAACTATTTCATTTGTTATGATCCCGCATCTTTTTTACCATGGATTGCTGGTCTATGTGGATGCATTCCGATATTGCATAAAGTAGAAAATGTATCAAAAGAACAATTTTTTACTGGAAATGGAGATACAAATTCATTATTATATACATATTATCAAACACATCCATATAGTGATTATCCTGGAATCGCATATGGTATGGAAGAACTCGATAATGCAAAAAATACAATTGATTTATTACCTGATGTATTAATGAAACAAATCGAATATACAAATAATACTTGTGTAAATTCATTTATAGAAGATATAGAACATTTTGAAGAAAATAAAAATACGATGGCAAATAATTTTTAACCTTTCAATTTCCCAGAGGGCTCACCCCGTGCGAGCCCAGGGCTTTGCGATTTATCGTAATACGTTCCTCGAAATAAATGTAAAAAGGTATAAAATACTCAATAAAATTGAGTATTTTATGAAAAACTTACGGTATTTTACACATTTTAACCTTTCAAATACCGATTATATATGGTGTAATATAACCATTTCCCTACGTTTCGTAAAAATATTTTGTGTTTCTCTGCTTCTTATATTTCTAGATCTTTTTTTAATTCTTCGTCATCAATATATGGAAACATATATTCTAATGATTTATTATTTCCAATAGATTGAACTCTTGGTATAATAATTTGATTTTCAATCATTTTAATATGACATAAACACGGACCTTTATAATCTATTACTTCTTTTATTATATGCACTTCATTATTTTTTTTAATTTCAAATGTTTTTAAACCATAACTTTCTGCTACTTTATTGAAATCAGGTGAACTCACTCCACTGTTTATGGATGACGCTATATAATTTTCTTTAAATAAATTTTGTTGCATTAATTTAATCGCCAAATATCCATTATTATTAAAAACAAATATTTTAACTGGTATATTGTAGTAAATGACTGTTTGTAATTCTTGAATATTCATTTGAAACCCACCATCTCCTGCAATTAAAATTATTTCTTTTTTATTATCAGCAATATATGCTCCAATTGCACCAGGAAGACCATAACCCATTGAACATTGTCCAGCTGCAGTAAATAATCTTGTATTTTCTTTATTTAACACAAGTGATTGGAATATACTAAACGAAGAAGACCCTGTATCTGTTACAATTGTCGTATTTGGTTTTAATGCAATCGAAAGATATTTTGAAAAATAATACGAATTTACATCACTCTCTAGATCAATATCTGTATCATATGATGGATATTTATTTTTCCAATAATTTAATCTATTTATCCAATTATTAGAAATATTTGATATATTTTTGTTCTCTATTAACTTATTAAAACTATTTAAAAAAACTGACAAATCTTCATTTATTTTTAGATCTATATCAATTATTTTTTTTTCCATTTCATTATTATCAATATCAATCATTATTTTATAAGATGTTTTTGAAAAATTACTATAATCATATCCAATATGTGTAATTGTTAATCTACAACCGAGTATAATTAATAAATCGCATTTTTGTATTGCAAAATTAGCAAATCTTTCACCTAAAATACCAATATCTCCAAAATATAATTCGTTTGAATTATTTACAATATCTTTTCCTAACCATGAAGCTACTACAGGTATTTTTGTTTTTTCTAATATTTCATTAAATATTTTTTCAGTTTTTGATAATAAAATACCATTTCCAATCACAAATAAAGGTTTTTTTGATTGATTAATTTTATTTATAATAAAATCATAATCTATTTTCTCTATTTTTTGACATTGATTCACATCATTTATATCAACTATTATATTATCATTATCTACATAATCTAACTCTTGATTTTGAATATCAAGGGGTAGTTCTACCCAAGTTGGTCCCATTCTACCAGATATACATTTTTTATATGCAATTTTTAAATTTTCTACAACATCTTCTTTTTTTTGTATACTGACTGCATAATTAGTAAATGTTTGAACGATTGGTATTATATTTAATTCTTGAACTCCAAGTTGTCTTAAATGTAACTCTTGACTATCTAAACTTTGACTAACTGGTACGTTTCCAGATATAATAAATATTGGAACACTATCTTGAAATGCACCGATTACACCGGTTAATGTATTTGATGCACCTGGACCATTTGTTATTAATAAACAACATGGTTTTTTTTGTATTCTATAATATGCATCAGCTGCCATAGCAGCGGATTGTTCCGTACATAAACAATAATACTTTATATTATATTTTGAAATAGAATTTAAAATAGGTCCAATAAATCCACCAGCTAAAGTAAAAATGACTTCTATATTATTTTTTATTAAAAATTCAAGAACATAATCACAAATTTTTATCATATATTATTTATTAATATTATTAATATTATTATTAATAATAATACTATTACACAGTAAACATAAAATAGTATTTATATAATGTGATTATACTATGTTATTTTTTTGGTGAATGAATTCTCTTATTTTCCCACATACATAATCGACATCTTCTACTGTCATACCATGATGAGCCCCCAAAAGAAATCCTTCTGCCATAATTCGGTCTGCATTTGGAAATTCTTGTAAATATTTGCGATAAACCGGATGTCTTGTTACATTACCTGCAAAACATACGCGTGTTTGTATATGATTATCTTCCAAGAAAGTAAGTAATTCGAGTCGATTTTTATACATAAATGGTATTGCCAACCAATCACTATTAAATGTATTGATCGGTAATACCAATATATCTTGCAAATCTGCCAAGTTCTCCATATAACGATTAAACATTGTCTTCCTTTTTTCGCGTATTTCCTCAATTCGCGATATTTGAACGAGACCAAATGCAGCGTTCACTTCCGATGATTTCATATTATATCCAACAGCACCATATAAAAATTTATAATCATATGGAATGCCGTCAATACTATATTCAAACCGAGTTTTCACATCTTCTGAATTATCGCCAATACGACCCCAATCACGAAACATGGTTGCTCGTTTTAAATATTTTTCATTATTTACCATTAACATACCACCTGAACCACATGCAGTAATTAAATGACTCGAATAAAAACTAGTAATGGATAGGTCTGTTACAGGAGTAGATGTAATTGTATCAGCAGAATCTTCAAATAAAATTATATCTGTTCTATCCAACAGGATTAATTGTTCTTTTAATTGCTGCCAATCTGGTTTGGAACCGACCAAATTTGGAAGCATGATGACCTTTGTGTTTTCAGTTATTTTTTCCAACACTTGATGAATAGACGGAACATATGTACCAATTTCAACATCGCAAAAAACGGGTGTTAAATCGCATTGTATAATAGGAGCCAATGTTGTAGAGAATGTGCATGCCGGTGTTACAATTTCCGAGCCGGGGTTTAATTCTAAAGAATGTAATCCTAATAATATTGCAGAAGAACCGCTGTTTACAAATAAACCATACTTTTTATTAAATAATTGTGAAACCTCTTTTTCGAATTGGACTGTTTTGGGACCAAAACCAGAAAGCCATCCATACTGTAAACATTCTATTACGGCATTTATTTCCAAGTCTCCATATGCCTCTTTTTTATTTGGAGCATACCATACTTTTTTCATTATATAATTATGAAAATATTAATTATATATTGTAAACTCACAATTTTATTTATGCGCATTCTAACAGAATGCATTCACAATTATATATACTAAATGCTAAATGCTAAATGCTAAATGCTAAATGCTAAATAGAACAATATAAAAATAAAATTATTTTTATATGCAATGAAAATACTAATTACAGGTGGAAAGGGAAATATTGCGACTATTATCAAAGATAGTTTATATCAGGATTATGATATTACATACCCGTCTCATACAGAATTAGACCTATTGGATATTCAACATCTTTCTAATTATTTAAAAGAACATCAATTTGATATTCTGATTCACACTGCAATTTGCGGAGGTAGAAGAACAAGAGAAGATGAATCCATTGACGTATATAAAAATCTACTCATGTTTGAAAACCTAATGAAATTTTCTGAAAATTTCAAAATGATTATTAATATGGATTCTGGTGCCATTTATGACCGTTCGACTGACATCTACAAAAGGAAGGAGTATGAATTGTTTACTATACCGACGGATTATTATGGGTTCTCCAAATATTTAATATACAAGAGAAGCGAATCAATACCACATATTTTCAATTTCAGAATATTCAATATTTTTCATGAAAATGAAGAGCCGACTCGTTTTATCAAATCATGTTTTAATGCAAAAAAAACGAATACTGATATAACCATTTATCACGATAAATATTTTGATTTTGTGTATAAGGACGATTTTATCATAATTCTCAAACATTATCTATCAAATTCGGAACAAACTTCTTTACAAAAAACAATAAATATATGCTATGACGAAAAATATAAACTATCGGAGATTGCAAAGATAATCATGGTTCACAATGAAGACACAAAGACAAATATTAATATTTTAAACAAAAATTGCACACACAATTATTGTGGAGATAATTCTTGTTTGAAAACGATGAATATTCAGCTTTCGGGTTTTGAACGTTCTATTGAATCCTATTTTGATAGAAATAAATTCATAAAAATAAATTACACCTTTTAACCTTTCAAATATCGATTATATAGGATAATTCAACCTTCGGTTGAACTATCTGTATATAAAAGATGATTTATCGGTGAAAAGTAACAGTTGCCTAATTACATTAAAAGATGCCCAAAGGGCTCGCCCCGTGGCGAGCACGGGGCTTTGCGACCCTTGCGGTCGGCATTTGAAATGTAAAAAGGTGTAAAACAACATACAAGAAATTCAAAATTCGAGAACATGTTATGAAAAAAATAAAATACAATTGATATTTAGGTAGTACTATAGACAATAAAAAGATGTAAAGTAATTAAAAATACAAATATAGGATGTCCTATACAATGAGTGACAATGAAAACCAGACGTATTCAATCTACGTGGTGAATTTCCACGACGAGGAACGCAAACAGCGCATGATTTCCAGGTTCTCCTACAATGATTTGTCTGTGAATTTCGTGCCGCCAGTCTATCTGTCCGACCCGCGCATCTCCTCATACGACATCAGCGATTTCGAACGCCGCAGTTGGACCATTTTTTTCCAACACAAGGATTCTGTACGCCATTTCTACGAAAATACGACCGACGATTACGGCATCGTCTGCGAAGACGACGTCTATATCAGCAAGACATTGAAAACGGACCTTCAAGAAATCATGCGCGGATTCAGACACCATAAATTCGACATTCTCTTACTCGGCTATTTATGGCCGTATTCTCTGGATACGGACGAGAACCCTTATTTTCCGCGCGTTCTAACAGAAGCGACACAAACATCCCCTGTTGGATTTATTTACCGGAAATATCCGGATGATTTATGGGGTGCACACATGTATATGTTTACGCGAGAACATGCTCGCAAAATGCTGGAAAGGTATACTGCCGAGTATGCGTTTTCCTGTGTAGGAACGGACCGGCCGTTTTGCACCGACTGGCAATTCACGAAATGGGGGAATCGTGCATTGGTCGTGCCTATGTTGGGTGTAGAAGAAGGCGAAGTGAAGACGGACCATGAAGGACAGTCCGATTTTCATAGATGGTGTTGCGTCGCGAATTATTCGGAGGATAGATTTGTCTAAAAATTGATATATTTTTTTTTGATTATTCTATTTCACACGCTTCATCAGCAAGAACACAAACCATCCAAAACGCAAACTCAAACGCAACTACAAACAGTCAAAATGGACCAATTCATCATGCACGAAATCCCTAATAACCGAATGATTTCGGAAATATACGTGTACCCGCACAATGAAGCGATGAATGCACCGCAGTTCAGTATTTCGCTATGGTACACGACTCCTCGGCAGAGCATGGTAGTCAAGAATCTGCCAAAAGGATGCAGCGGTGTCGATTTATTCAACGTGTTTTCCAAAATGGGCTGGATTACGCATATTGAAATCGAACATCAGAAAACGGCCTACGTCTACTTCGACTACTGGTACTTCACGCCCGAGTCGATGAATTTGCGCGACGAAATGATGAAATGTTTTCCACGCGAATATAAAATGCCCGGAAACAAACTTCTCATCTCACCCAACACTGACCCTCAACTAGTCTATCAACCTATCATTCTTGGATAAATCGCAAAAATAAAAACCACAAAAAATAAAAACAGGGTTGGTTCCATAGTATATTCATCATATACTATAGAATTTTTTTTATTCATTTTCTATGTTTTGTCTATTGTATTGTATTTCATTTCATTGCATTTTCCATAGTATATGAATATAATATGGAATTTTTTTATTTTTTTTACATAATTGTATTTCCACTCTTTAGTTGGAATATGCTACGCCCGCCATGCCGCTCATGACACGGAGAACGTTGTAGTTGACGGCGTAGACACGAACCTTGGCAGTGGCAACACCGGAAACAGTAGGAGAAGAAAGGACAAGCTGAAGGACGGCATTGTCGATTCTGGAGAAGTTGCAAGAACCAGAAGGCTGGTGCTCCTCAGGGCGCAGGGCGAAGGAGTAGACGTTGATTCCAGTATCCGGGGCACGGGTGTGGTGCTGGAAAGGCTGGACAACATCGAAATAGGAACCTTCACGCTCAGAGAAACGGTCTTGGCCGTTCAGCTGAAGCTTGGCAGTGACAACAGGGTTCTCACCCCAGCAGTGCATATCGAGGGCAGTCTCGGCAAGAACGAATGTTCCGGCATCAGAGAGACCAGAGGCACTGACACTACCGGCTTGAGCACCGAAAGGTGTATCAACAGTAGTTCCAGAAGACCATTGGGTGCTCTGGTATAATCCAGCGCCAGAAATGTCAACAGCACCAGCCATCTGGAAAAGACCAGCGGAGGTGATGAAGCTTCCAGAACCGGCAGTCTCAGCAGGTCCTCCGAAGGCGTGGATGGCGTTAGGAAGGGCATCGATGGAGTCTGTGTAGTTGAAAGGCTGGGCACCGAGTGTCTTGAAGAGGACAGAGTCGGCAGAAAGGGAAGCGCAGTAATCAACGTTGGCATCAGGCTGGACAACCCAGACAAGCTCCTTGACAGGGTGGTTGAAGTTGAGCTTGATCTTGTTGGAAGAAGATCCAACAGACTCATCACCAGTGAACTGAACTTGCTCAATGAGGTACTCATGAGGGTTCTGGGCCATCTTGCGGCGCTCATCAGTGTCGAGGAAAATGTAGTCAACATAGAGAGAGGCAGCAACAAGAGATTGTTGGTAAGCATTGCTGACAGACTGTGTTCCAGAGGCAGCAATAAGGGAACCGACAGCCCAGAGACACTCACCAATAGGGCGAAGGTCGAGGTTGATCTTGACCTCGTGATACTGAAGAGCAATCAGAGGAAGAGCAAGACCAGGGTTGCGGCAAAACCAGAATTGAAGAGGAACATAGAGAGTGGTCTCAGGAAGAGCATTGCGAGGAGCGCAGACCTGGGTAGGGGCTCCAGAGGCAGCGCAAGGACCAGCAATACCAGCGAAGGTAGGGTCAGTGATGTAGGTAAGCTGGGTGGTGTTTCCAATCAGCTTGAAGTACCCGCGTTGTTGCTCAGAAGACTGTGTGAGCTGGTTCCAGATGTGGAGCCAGTCACCGTATTGTCGGTCAATGCGTTGACCACCAATCTCAACCTCGACCTGGGCAATGAGTTGCTCACCAATGAAGTCCAACCAACGAGCATACACTTGGCCGTTTGTGGCCATGGAGGTGTTAATCTCAGGGAGAGTCACCTGCAGGTATGTGCGGTAAGCAAGATCTCCGTTTCTGGAGATGGTGCAGGTCACACGGCGACCAAAGTCAGCCTGACCAGAGAATGTCTGCTCAATTGACTCAATCGCAAAGTTGGTGTGGCGTCTGTAAGACACCTTCCAGAAAGTAATCTCAGGGGTTCCAGTAAGGAACACGTCTTGTGCGCCATAAGCGACCAGTTGCATCAGAGCACCTCCCATTTCGGTATATACTTGCTAAAGAAAAAAATCTGGGAAAATTACGTATTTATAAAATTAAAAAGGAATATTTGAAAATAAATCTTTATTTCTATTTTCAAATTGAATTTCCTAAAGAATGATAATCACAATATCTCTATAGAAAAGAATCGGCCAAACACTATTTTTTGACATATTTACGCAGTAAATCTTGTGTTATATGAGAGACATGTTATTTCTTATAAAATCCTCTAAATAATTGGCTTCGAATATTTCGCGTCGGTTCTCGTGTTTCTTTATGAAAATGTATGCATCCGAATCTTTGGATTTTTTCACACTCCATCCATGCTCGATTGCATTGCATATAAATATCATTTTCTGGAATTTGCGTTTGTCCATTTCAATATTGGTGTTTTTATGATTGAATGACATGCTCTTTATATTTGATGCGAAATCGAAAACAAGAAAAACACGCAATTTTTATGGTTTGTAAGAAAAAGATGTCTAAGATAAAATCAAGAATATAGAAAAACAAATCATTTTATAAAAAAGACCACCTAACCAATTATGAACCATCCTCCCCATCCAAATCCGAATCATTCCAACACAAAAACATATTCGATTGACGAAAAACACGGCGACCTACTCAAACAGTTCCAATCGAATGAAGAAGTTCTCATTCCAAAAATCAAACAGGAAATCGAGAACTTGAAACGGAAAGCAAAGAAACTGAACGTCTCTCAAATCGACATATATATGGACATCAAAGACAAAATCCATCAAAAACGGGAGAAAATCAAACAGTTGAAATTGGAAAGCAAGAAATACCTGTTGGAGAACTCGGCCTATATTTTCGACTATTTCGAGAAGAAAAAAGACATTTCCATCGGAGGCGGCAAACAAAACACCAATGTTCTCAATTCGTTCTTCAAAATACGTGCAAAAAATCAGGACGCCGCCAATCCAGAATCGAATAAATATACCCAGTCCAAACTCTCCTACAACAACTACTGGAAAAACGTGGAGAACGAAATCTTGAATTTCAATGACTACGTCGTTTCGTTCGACCGGTGCCATGCATGCGGGAAAGGCGAGCTCATTCCCCAAGACGAAGAAGGCATCATGATTTGCAACAGCGAATCCTGTGGGAAATTCGTCGTATATATCGTGGATTCGTCTAAACCCACGAATAAAGAACCGCCCAACGAAGTCTCCTACACGGCTTATATTCGACTCAATCATTTCAAAGAAATTCTGTCGCAATTCCAGGCCAAAGAAACGACACAGATTCCCGAAGAAATCATCGGCAATATTCGCGCAAGAATCAAAAAGGAGCGTATCCAACAGTGCGAGCTCGATTACGACAAGATGCGCGAAATTCTGCGGAAATTAGGTTACAACAAATATTTCGAGCACATCCAATACATCAATTCGCTGTTGGGAATCAAGCCGCCGATTATGAGCGAGGAGCTGCACGATACGCTATGTGTTCTCTTCATTGAAATTCAGAAACCGTGGGCGACCCATTGTCCACCGAATCGCACGAATTTCTTCAATTATGCGTACACACTCTATCAATTATGTACCCTGTTGGATCAAGTGCAGTATTTGCCGTTTATACCGATGATGAAAGACCGTGAAAAACAGTTGGAACAAGACATGATTTGGAAGAAAGTGTGCTGCGATTTAGACTGGGAATTTTGTCCAACAGTGTGATTTTGAGAAAACATGATTTTATTCATTATGAATAAAATCCGGTAAGTTGAGCTATTATTATTTCTTGTGCTTTTTTGTGCTTTTTTTACCACCTATACTTTTTGTTATCAATGTCTTTTTTGTTTTTTCTATGAGTTTACTTTTTCTTGTCTTTTTTGTTTTACTAGACTTTGTTTTCCTAGATAATGACTTTATCAATCGATTGCTTTTTACATCTAATTTTTCTGGCATTCTCATAATTTCCAATTCATCTAATTCCATCGGTTCTAATCGATAGACTGTTTGATTTGACGTTTGATTACAATGATCCGCACCTAATGCCGTATATGTTTGAAGTTCTCGTAATGTTAATCCTCTGGATAATTCTTCTGCCATAAATTTATGTATTTTTCCGGCTTCTTTTAATTTATAAAAGACCGAATTCGGTTGTTTAGTTTTCCACCATTCTGGTATTACTACCATTATTGACACACCTTTTATAATTAATTTTACAAGTGTTTTTCCACCGGGTTTCACGTACCTTTCATAAGAATTCCCCTGCCAATCTGCGGGTGTATCATCCTTACATTCAACAAATAATTTATTGAAAGGCCACTTGATGGCATTTCCAGTGAAATGATTATGATGATAAATGATAAAAGGAATATATTTACTATTCTCTTCTAAAAACTCTTTTGCGGTTATATCATCATATGCAATGGTGTCAAATACAATGATTTTCTTTAATAGGTCTGAATATTCATTAGTCATATGTGGTAATGGTGGTTGTGGTTCTTGACTAATTGGTGGAAGTCGTAATCGAAATCGTTCTACCGTTGCTGGATTCAAATTGATACAACCATGAAAAATGTCATTCATATTTGTAACATTACCAATATCCCAAGTTTCTAACGATTGATTAAAGTTTTTACAGTTGTAAAACATGTATTTCATATTTGTAACCTGACTTGTATCAAAATTCAATGGTTGATTAAAGTTTTTACAGTTGTAAAACATATGTTCCATATTCGTAACTTGACTTGTATCAAAATTCAATGGTTGATTAAACTTTTCACAGTCGTCAAACATGTATCTCGTATGTTTAACACGACTTGTATTAAAATTCAATGGTTGATTAAACCTTTTACACCCTAAAAACATACGGTCCATATTTGTAACCTGACTTGTATCAAAATTCAATGGTTGATTAAACCTTTCACAGTATAAAAACATGTATTTCATATTTGTAACTTGACTTGTATCAAAATTCAATGGTTGATTAAAGCTTCTACAATCGTTAAACATGTATTGCATATCTGTAACCTGACTTGTATCAAAATTCAATGGTTGATTAAAATATTTACACCCATAAAACATTGATGACATATTTGTAACCTGACTTGTATCAAAATTCAATGGTTGATCAAAGTTTTCACAACCGTGAAACATGGAATTCATATCCGTAACGCGACTTGTATCAAAATTCAATGGTTGATTAAAGTTTTCACAAATGTAAAACATTGATTCCATATCTGTAACATTACTTGTATCAAAATTCAATGGTTGATTAAAAGAATTACATCTGTAAAACATTTGTAACATATTTGTAACCTGACTTGTATTAAAATTCAATGATTGATTAAAGTTTTCACAGCTGTAGAACATTGATTCCATATCAGTAACTCGACTTGTATCAAAATTCAGTTTTTTATTAAAGTTTCCACACAAACAAAACATTTGTGACATATTTGTAACATTTTTAGTGTCCCAATTCAATGGTTGATTAAAGCTTCCGCAGTCCAAAAACATTTGTGACATATTTGTAACCCGACTTGTATCAAATTTCAATGGTTGTTCAAAACTGTAACAATCAGAAAACATTCTTCCCATATCTGTAACTCGACTTGTATCAAACTTCAATTCTCGATTAAAGTTGCCACACCCGTAAAACATTCCTTCCATATTTGTAACATTTTTAGTGTCCCAATTCAATGGTTGATTAAAATCTGGCCATGACCGAAACAATTCACTCATATCCGTCACTCTACTTACATCCCAATTCGTAATAATTTCTCCATTTAGTCTTGCTACTGATAATCTATCTCTAATATTATCATCTGTAATGGGCTCCATATATACATTATATACATTATATTCATAAAAATGATAGACAACCTATATTATTCTACACAATAATGTAAGTCTATGTATCCAACAGTGTAAATCTATGGAATTGTACTTTCGAATTGATTTCTATCTTGATAAAAGAGACCACGATAACCAGAATTGTGTTCTGTTATTGGCAATTCATAATCATATCTAACAATGTTTGCCTTATATTTCATGGCAAATTGGTTGACAATTACATCCATATACTCTTCCGATGAATTGTGCGACATCTCCAACAATTCTTTTGCACCATCTTTTGATAATGCAATGGCATGTAAACATGCCGATTTATTTTCAGATACGGTTTCCACTGTATAACCATCGATTTTTATATCCGATGGTGAATGTTTTGCTGGAATGGATTCACAAATACCTAAATAAAAAATCATTTTGGAAATATTTTCATAGGGTATGATATTTTTCAATTGTACATCCTCCCATACACCAATATCATCTTCAAATACATACCCCCATTCATCTTGTCCATTGATAATGATTTCATATATCGCTTGCATGCTAATTTTATTAGACAATACCTTATTTTCGTGTTTGATACAATTAAAAAAATGAACCCGAAACACGATTTTTTCCAACACGGATTTGCTGTATTGTGCACGTTTGCTATTTTCATCGCATGTTAATAAATACGCGTTTCTCACAGATTCGGGCGCATTCTTTCCATGGATTCGGTATTATACATGAATACATAAATAAGTACAAATATCAATCCAATAATTAAAAGTTTATTCTATAATTTCATATATATAATACGAGAAAAATCTATTTCTTGTATTATATACACCTTTGCACTTTTAAACCGCCTATTATATAACCCTGAAATCGCCTTTGGCGATTTCTAGGATATAAAAGGAGATTTATCAGTTGCAAAGTAACTGTTGCCATTGTACATTAAAATACGCCCACCTAAAGTGGGCGTTTAAAATGTGCAAAGGTGTAAAAATTACAGAATCATATATTCACATTCTTTATCGCTCATTGACCGCGAAGATTTACACCTTTGCACATTCAAAATGCCTACGAAGTCGGCAGATTTGAGTGAGGAAGGTGATGCTGATTGCGCATTAAAAATGCGCAATGGTGTAAAACGGCACACCATTTTAATTCTTCAACGGTTTAAATCAATCAAACGGTCCAGTCCATTACATTTCTCTATTTTATTATCTATCTCTTCTTTTGATAGATATAACCATGGTTTATGAACACCAAAACTATCATCGTTATAAACAGTTTCCACTGAAAAATTTTTGCCTTCTTCAAATGTAGGAACATTCATGTTTATATCTGTATGTGTAAAGTATAAATCTTCACCAATATTACTATTATCATAAGGATATTTATCGATAATTTCCAACATTTTGCTTTTTCGTCGTAGCGATAAACCTCCATTGCCAATTTTTTGATTTTCCCAAGGAGCTCCTACATAATCATATTCCAAGAACCTATTGATTTGTTCTTTATTTTCAGGACATATCATACTATCTGTTTGAAAAATTAAAAAAACATCTGTTGGTATTTTTGCGTAGAAATCCTTATTTGTCGTGAACAATTTATTATAATCAAAAATACTTACATTATCTACTTGTAAACTTTTCATCGTGATTCTTTTTCTATTGTTTTTTAAAACTTCATTCTTTTCGATTATATCTTTTATATAATCTTCATTTAGATTGCCATGAAAAATTAAAATCATCCAATCATCTGATAAATTTCTCATGAAATTTTCCAATACAAATTCAAGAGCTGCATGCTTACGCGGTTCTATAATCACTGCCGTATATTTATACGTATACGTATCAAAACTTTCTCCATTGAAATCATACAACATCAACATCATTACGATAATTAATAAAATTAAGAGAATTACAAATATTGATGTAATTATCTGTTTTTTTTTCATATATCATATAAACATATTTTTATTTTATACCAGTGAATATTTAAAATCGTTACTGATGTCCGACCCTTAGAGAATTAAAATGTTCCATTTTAATTCTTCAAGGGTTTAAACCGATGAAAATCCTATATGAAAAACATAAATAACAAATTACGATTCATCAAATTTTAGTTTCATCTTCATACCAATAAAATTGATTTATTATTTGAGAACATGCCACATTTCATACAATGTAAAATTATCAAAGAATGAACCTATTTATCCTGTCGCTTTCTCAAATAGAATGCGCCAAGTATATGTTCGATAAACACATCGTCAAAATTATTCTGGAAGCCGTGCAAATGCTGTGCACCGCAAAACAAATTCTAAATCCAACAGAGCATGTTAATAAAACCCCTGTTGGAGAACCTGAAATAAAACTCTACAAAATTTCGCACAAGAATCATCCTGTGTCCATTTGGGTGCGCTCGTCTCTTACGAATTACATGTGGACGCTCGATTTAGTGGACGCCATGCACGAAGAATGGAAATATCGGTACGGACATCCCGCAGATAAACAGCACAAATCGTACCCGGTTGCCATGTATCTCCGTAAACATGCACCGAAAGCCGACGAGTTTCCCTACAAGGGATTGACGCCGTTTGCACAAGCGATGCCCGACGAATACAAACGCATTGATGCAATCGGTGCGTATCGCAATTATTATCAATCACCCGAAAAACGCAAGCTTTCCTGTTGGAAAAAACGCGAAAAACCGGAATGGTTCTCTTAGAAAGATAAAGACAAGATAAAAATAAAGACAAAATAAAACAAATGTATAAATAAAAGAGTCCTTTTTATTTATGCAAGAAGAAAAAGAAGAAGAAGAAGAACAAGAAGAAAAAGAAGAAAAAGAAGAAGAAAAAGAAGAAGAAGAACAAGAACAATTATTGTCAACTCCTACAAATAAGCCCTCCTACGTCTACATTCTCGAATGCACCGACAAAAGCACCTATGTAGGAGCAACCGTCGACCTTGACCACCGTCTCCGTCAACACAATTGCGAAATCAAAGGCGGTGCAGTGCAAACTCATCGTAAAGTGGCAATGGGACATCATTGGAGACGGGTATGTCATATCAAAGGATTCCCCGACTGGAAATCAGCCCTGCAATTTGAATGGGCAGTGAAATACTACAGCCGCAAAATCAAAATAAAACGCAACGAATTGCCAATTCAAAAACGTATTCTCGCTCTCCACAAACTCACGAATGAAATGGACCGACCTACCTCGAAATCCGTATCTTACAAGGAATATATCGGCGGCAAACCAGTTGTCGTCTGGGAATAATATTCAACAAAATCGCGCAGCGGATTACAAGGCAGATACATGGACCACTTTTTGTTGCCGGTTCGCTATTTTCTTCGGCACCCATTTCTTGAATTTGGAATGAAATACACATTCCATGTTCACGCGTTTTTTCAAATCCACATATTTATCCACCTCCGTATTTTCAAAATCATCTTCGTCATCGCTTTCTTCAATCGCATCCAAACATGCATTCTCCTTTATTTTTCGAAAAATACCGTTCATGAATACACTCGTATGATAATTCGAAATATAGGCAACTCCGCAATACACCAATTCTTTTCCTCTGCCATATGCGTACAAGTGATATATATCATATTGCGTATCTGCGCCAACAACAAACACTGTAGGAGATTTGTATTGCGGTTTGTATAAAGCCATGGATATAGGGCGTCTACTGATTTGATTCAAAGAGTCGTCGTTTGTTTTGATATTATTCACCTGCATCGACGTAGTCGTCGTTTTATATTTTCTTACAGGTATTACATTCAGATAAGGGAGTGTCTGATTCAATGCGCGATACTGCACATGATGCAGCGGATACTGGGTCACACATCCAACAGGGTCAAATGATTCGTTTTCTATGTTGGACGGAAATAAAGTGGCCATTGCAATGTGCACATGTTGGCAATACGGTGCCGATTCGAAATAATTCGCCAACATTCCCAGTTTTTCGCTGAAAAAGATTTGTTTGGTGGGTGTCCCTTTGTAGACCAACACGTCGTCTATCAAAAATACGTGTGACTGCGTATCCACCGAAACGGCCGCAATATGCACCGACGAATTGATTCCTACACAGGCAATCGAGCCGTCCATCCATGTGCCATGAAATACGGTTCCGTATGACAATGAATGTGTTTTGATGTCTAGATGCGTGTTCGTATGAATCAAATAGATATGGCCGGGTTTTTTTTCACGATTCAATTCAATCATGAAACAAACATCTTTTTCTCCGTAAAAGGTGTACCACAACAAACATTTTTTTCCAACAGGGATTCCCATGCAAAGGTCGTAGTCGGAAGAAACCTTCCTATGAGGGGTCGTTTCATAGGAAAGTTCAATTTCGGGGAATCGTGCCATTAATTCATGTGCTTGATGAGAACTGAGGCATTGCATTATTGTTTCTAAGATAGATACGGAGGATGCCTTTATATGTATATCGACCATATTATGAAGCCCATTTACCGGATTCGAAATAATAACAAACCTGTTGTTGTATCATCAACTACAAAATGTCAATACAAACAAACAACATAAAAAAAATACACATGATTTCTGTAGGATAAATATACGATGACTACAAATAACAAATATAAAATCGTATATGACGATAGAAAATTATACGAGACGATGGATGAAGAAAAAAGTCAAAGTCAAAGTCAAAGTCAAAGTCAAAGTCAAAGTCAAAGTCAAAGTCAAATACCAAAAATTCCCGAGATTCCGAAGAATCAAAGACCGTCGACAGAAGCAAAAAAACTCATTCACACCGAATATTCAAACGATATTTATTTACAACTCCAACAGTATAAATCGAACCATCCGAAAACAAAGGTCTATTTATTGACCCCTTGTTTTGGCGGCATCTGTTGCGTGAATTACGTCGTTTCCCTCATGAAGTCGATTGAATTTTTCAAACAGATTGACATTCCGCTCGTCGTCGAATTTTGCAAAAACGACAGCCTGGTTTCTCGTGCCAGAAATAATTTGGTCGCGAAAGCAATGACTGACCCAGAATGCACCCACATTTTCTTCGTCGACAATGACATTACCTGGAATGCGTTTGATATTTTAAAACTGGTCATATCCGAAAAAGATTTGGTCGGCGGTGTATATCCCCTCAAGAAATACGACTGGTCAAAATGCATGCAACCCTCATTTTTCGAAAAAACGATTTCCAGGAAAAACGGTTCCCTATTGGCCGACAAAGTCTCCGACGAAGACATGCTCCAACACAATCTTCTGCATTACAATATTAACTACATTGATTCTGTACTGAATATTGATAATAATTTGGCCAGAGTCAAACATTTGGCGACCGGGTTCATGATGATACGTCGCCAGACCATCGAGAAGCTAATGCTCGCGCATCCGGACACCAAATACGTCGACGACGTCCATTTCCTGCATCCAAATGAGAATGCAATGGCATATGCCCTGTTTGATTGTGGTGTGCGCGAGGGACATTATTTTTCGGAAGATTGGATGTTTTGTGACCGATGGACAAAAATCGGCGGCGATATTTATATCGACGTATCCATTAATTTGATTCATACAGGGAGCGAAGATTACAATGGCTCATATTTTGCATCAATCGTCTAATGTTATATTATTGAAGACAAAGATGTAGGCATATGCCATTCCATAACATATGAATATAGTGGTGAAAATGGTATATACAAAGCGAATTGTCTCGATGGCCGCGATTTCACTGTCTATGTTTTCTTGAGAATCCTCTTCATTCTCATGATTGACTGCAACAATGCAATATTTAGAAGTGTGTCCAATTTGTTTGCACTTTTTACATTGCGTTTTGGCTAGGTTCTTGCACTCGATTCTTTTTTCATTATTGATTTTTACAAATGTATTGTGATTTGTATAAATCCTGCGTTTCAATCCGGAACTATAACAGTATTTGCAAAATGGCATATCGATAGTATAAAGAATGAATGACGAATTGTTTATTTTATTTACAAAAAATTATACAATTTTATATACCTACATTATAGAATTGTACAAAATAAAACCGAATGAGTCTTCGTTTGCATGATACATCTGAATCCTATATGTTGACCTTGGTTTCTGTCCTACACGGGGTTATTATTCCATTAGATGCAAAAAACATTCCCCTGTTTGAGAACCTACGTATTTTCAGCGAATCGGGCGACTTTTGTGAAATCGAAATGTCAAAAGCAAGAGATGCTCAAGCTCTACGTAAAAGCAGTGAAATGTTTCGCCGGGATTTTCCAAGAGGAAGTGCATTGCCGGTTCTCGAACAGTATGCCGATTCGCATCAATTGAAACCTTCGAAACGCCGGATTCATCACGACATTACTTATGATAAAATATTTTCGATGAACCGGCCGTCTATATTTATGTCGTTGATAGACAAAGTGTTTGGAGAAAGCGGGATTTTTCTGGTTTCGGTTCATAAGAAGGTTTCGATTCATAAGAAGGATTCGATTCATAAGAAAATGATGAATTCAATTTCCAGAAAATCAAATTCCAGAAAATCAAATTCCAGAAAATCAAATTCTAGAAAATCAAATTCCAGAAAATCAAATTCTATAAATTCTGAAAAAGATTTCTCGTGGGTTTTCCAACAGGAATTCCCTGTTCTGAATCTATTGAATCTGGACGATTTGACTGTTTTTGAAAATATATTAGCGAATAACAATGCAAGTGCAAGCGCAAATGAATCGATTGTCAACCAATTGCGTCGATTGTATGAACCATTAGAACCTTATACGACACGCAAAGAAACCATTTTGAAATATAATACAGACGAAGAAGAGAAAACACACTTACTGCAACAATTGGACAAACATTTCAAACAGGAAATTTCGGATTGGAATCTTACTATACACGGAAATATAATAACATCCATTAAAATGAGTTTTTTATTCAAGGTTCTCCAACAGATGTTTTTGAAAGATGAGAAGTGGATGACAAATGAAAAAAATATAAAATTCAACCTGTTGGATTATACTTGTAGCGATGTATTGTTTACGGATATTCCGAGTGTTCCGGATACACGTACGAAACGCTTTGGATAAAGAATGATGGTAAAGAATGATGATGGTAAAGAATGATGATGGTAAAGAATGATGATGGTAAAGAATGATGATGGTAAAGAATGATGATGGTAAAGAATGATGGTTGAAAGGAATCTATTCATTCGATTTTGTTTTTGTGTTTTTTTTTGTTTCATTCATTTTCATTTTTTTCATTTTCATTTCTTTGGTTTTCATTTGTTTCATTTTTGTTTTTTTGGTTTTCTTGGTTTTCGTTTGTTTTCCAATATTGAATCCAATCGATGTGTTTGGAACAAAGGGGGTTTTTGGAGGTGTTGGATTCAAATTTGCACGTTTGTTGAGAGGCGATATTTTTTTCTTTTTCGTTATTGTTAATTCTGAGATATTAGATAATTTCAATGTACGTTTTTTATATTTATGCGCAACAAAATATTGAAAATATAAGTAGTTTTGGGCAAGTAATCCATCTATTGGATACATATCATTATGCCCATTACTTCCATCGAGTATAAATACATCACCATTATTTAATTTCACTATATTCAAAAAATGGCCTATTAAATTTAATTTTCTAACAATTATAATGGTAATATGTCCAGGTAAAAGCCTCTCTGCAAACAACCGCATAGAATCTTTTATATTCAATAGTATGGATTCTCTACATTCGCTCTTAGTAATTTTATCCATTTGTGCGAAGGGACCTCTAAAAAATCCTTGAAAATTATGTCGAAGTCCATATTCGTGTACCAATTCTTCAATGTTTAATCCCCATAATTGCGCTTCGAATCTATCAATCAATCCTGCAAGAGCAAGTGAACTCGGTACACAATTGACGCCATCAATCCCTTCGATTTGGATGCATCGTTGTAATGGCACCCACGTTTGGATGATTTTGTTTACATTCTCATCAATCGGTAGTTGAAAAATACTATATCCATCAGGTGCGATGGGTAATTCACTTGGTTGTTGCATTCTATCTAATATTATATACTATATAATATTATTATATTATTACAAAATCTGTTTAAGTTGACAAATCTGGTCTTGTGTCAATGTCTCCGGAAATACGACATCGAATTCAATCACTAAATTTCCTGTTATATTGTCCCGAATCATACCCAATCCCGGCAAGACTTTTTTGAAATTCGGTTTGATGATGGTTGTGTTTACCATATTATTGAACTGAAGCAATTTTCCATTCACATGTTTTATATCAAACATAAATCCGCACAACGATTCTTTCAATGTAACCGTCCGTTTCAAATACAAATCATTATCATGTCTTTCGTATCCAGTGTTGTTTTCTATTTTCACCACAATTTGCAAGTCTCCAACAGTGTGTTCATTGTGGGCATTTCCCATGCCCTGTAATAGCAATGTTTCGTTTTCCTGAATTCCTTGTGGGATATTGACAGAAACGGTTTCGATTTCTGTGACATGTAAGCCGTTCCTTAGTCGGGACCGCTCAATTTCTACCAATATGTCGCCGCCGGAATATACTTTTTCCAACGGAACAGTGACTTGTTTGGTAATTGGATTTGGTTTTTGATGTGAGGCGGATGCAGAGGTAGAGGCAGAGGTAGAGTTGGATGCAGATTCTCTTTGTGGCGTTGAATGGAACTGTTGGAAAAACTGGTCGCCAAATAAATCCGCGCCCATATTCATTGCCATTCCGGGATGCATTTGACTCATTCCCATCGGACCCATATGAAATACTTGAACACCTGGACCAAATGGACTTCTTGCCATATTCACTCCTCTCATTCCTCCCATATTCATTCCTCCCATATTCATTCCTCCCATATTCATTCCTCCCATATTCACTCCTCCCATTCCACCCATATTCACTCCTCCCATATTCATTCCTCCCATATTCACTCCTCCCATTCCACCCATTCCACCAAACATCATGTTAAAAATATCATTTATGTCTCCTATACCTATATCTCCCCCCATTCCATTTAATTCCGCATCGTACCGATTCCTCGATTGCGGGTCTTTCAATGTCTCATACGCTTCATTGATTTCCTGGAATTTAGATGTAGCCTCTTCTAAATTATTCGGATTCCTATCCGGATGATATTTCAACGACAATTTCATGTAGGCTCTCTTGATGGCCGCATCTTCCGTATCATGAGCAACTTCGAGAACATCGTAATAATTTCGTTTGTTATTGGACATATTTTCAATATATGAAAATATGTATGAATTATTTCCCTATTGTTTTACACGAAATAAATATCATATCTAAGACGAAATACGTTTTGTAGGAATTTCAACATCGACAATGTAAATCGAATTCTCCGTCACCACAATATACTCCTTCCCCACCTTGAAAATCTTTGCAATCGGACTCGTATACTCATCCTCCGATTTCACCAACAACTTTTCCTTGTTCTCTCTTACACCAATAATCGCCGTCTTCTCTAGAGAACCTGTCCAATAATCATACAGAACAGGCCTGTCTTCAACAATCGCCAACTTTGCCGCCTGTAACAGAGTGTTGGTTTCAGGCAATCTATATCCATTTGCGGTCGTATTCGCCGTTGCCACTGTATTTACATTTGCATTCGTATTCGCACCAGACATTAATTTATAAAGTATACGTTAAAAACTCCTCTATATTTATTCACGTCAAATACAATATTTTGATTTCACTATATTCACAATAAAAGATTTACGGTTTTCTTATTATATATTCCATTCCATATATCACAACCCAAATGGAGAACCTTGCGAAACTTTGCAACCGTTTGCCCGCCGTATTGATGGACAAAATTCTAGAATACCAAGGATTTCACTGTTGGAGAAATGGAAAATATATAGCAAGGATTTCCCTGTTGGATCCCAGATATCAAACACTGTTGGTACGGAATCGTATCTATTTACCCTATTTCGAGCCCGACGAGTTTCGAACGTCGGTATACATCAACAAAGAAATAGAGAAAGTTTCGATTTCCATTTTGTTTGAAATCGTTTTTCTTCCCAATAATGAAATATTATGGATAATGAATATTTACAAAGTAAAAATAAGTTTATACAAAAAAATTCCTTATATAAAAAAAGTCCGAAACCGGGCCCAATATAGAATGTTATAGTGTATTTTTTTATTGTTTTATTGTTTTATTTTTTTATCGTGTGAATGCGATGGTGCGTTTACGCGGCTTCGTCTTTTTGATTTTTACTACCAAATCCGCATCTTTCTGTAAATAAATTTCGTCGTATTCTTTTTCCAACATGTTTTTCACAAACTCAAACACAAACAATAGAACCGCTTCACTGCAATTGCCGACAATCAAACAGCTGCCTGTTCGAAAAATCATAAAGGAAACGACCGTGTATTTTTTCATGCGAATCAAATCTTTCATTTTCACGCCGCGGTCTTCATCCAAGATACGACCGTCTTGCTCCGCCGTATTGATTCCAAGCCATTCCTTGAAATAATATTTGCATTTGACTCCCGGATAACTACAAGGGTCATACGCCGCTTCGATTCCGTATTTTTCGCTTCTCAGAATTGCCATTGTTTTTTCGCGATGAATATAGAAGCCGCAATTGAAATTCGAATTAATGAGAACACCGTTCTGTATTTTGTTTTTACATTCGGCATAGGCCAATGGCAGACTGTCCGGCTTATTTATATGCGGCGACAAATATTCGATTATCATTATTTTCACTCTTTCCAACAGTTGATTGTTGAGTATGCCTGGAATCTCTAATTTGCCGGTGTTGAATATTTTCACATGGACTTCGTGGAATTTCGAACTTTGTTTTTCGTCTGTTTTTTGTTTTTCATCGATTCTCGTTCTCAAAATCATGGCGAAACAATTATAAAAGGCGCCTTTGACTTTTCCGCGACAATTCATAATATCCTTTTTAGAAATGCCAATCGAAATCTTTCGCTCGTCTTTGAATTTGATTCTTCTGGCCGTCGGATTGTCGATTTGTTTCATTACCTTTTCCGTGTAATAATCAATGTCTTCCAGTTTCTTGAGATAATTTTGAAATTCCTCTTTTGTTTTTGATTCGACCTTCATTTGCTTTTTGATAATGCATTCCGATTGTGTAGTATAGGGCGAAATCGGTAAATTCCAAAAGACGCCGTGAATATCAATCGGTTGATTCAAATAGAGAACTTTTGTTTTTGTAGAAATAAATAATTCCACATCTTCTATATCGCATTTGTCCAGTTTTCCATGGTTTGTGTTTGGATTTGTCGAAGAGACCGATTCGTCGCCTCTCAAAAATCGTTGCCACTCTAAATCGATTTCGGTCATTAATAATTATGTTTCTAGAGTACTTAAAAGAAAGAGGAAGGTGTATTTATATCAATTTTACACGAAGAAAATAATATTTAGGTGTATGGTCTATCATAGATGTGTCGTATTTGTAATTAACTAAATATTTCTATTATATATAAATGAGTACAGAGGAGGAAGTAGTTTATTCGGTCGATGACGAAGTTGTAGAAGAAGAGGTTCCAACAGAGGCTGTTGTTGTTGACGTTCCTATAGAGGCTGTTGTTGTTGAAGAGGACGTTGTTGTTGAAGAGGCTGTTACTACAGAAGAGACTGTTGTTGTTGAAGAGGTTGTTACTACAGAAGAGGCTGTTGAAGAGGATGTTGTTGAAGAGGATGTTGTTGAAGAGGATGTTGTTGAAGAGGATGTTGTTGA